ACCAATTTAAAACTGTACTTGAGGAGATGCGGGATGAAGCACGAAAAAACATTTGAAACTATTGGCAAACTCAAAGACATTGAGATTGAGTTGCACCGATTGAAGAATGCACTGGAGATGGCCAACAAAGCCTTGGATGCACAGCGCACATGGGTAGGGCTGACGGATGAGGAGATCATGCAAATTTGGGATAAGACCATTAAATACGCCTCGACCGAAATCCGCATCATTGATTTTGCTCGGTCAATCTTGAAAGCAGCGCAGGAGAAGAACACATGAGTGAAGGACTCTTTGATGATGTGCCACTGATGAACCGTGAACGAGACAATTCATGGGAGTCGTTCATAAAGCGCAAAGATGTAAAGGCCATGTTTTTAGAAGAGGGCTTTGGTTTCCCGCTTAACCGTGGTTACTACGACCTGTGGTGCATCTGCTGGGCGAAGGCATGGGACAAAGGATTCAAAGCGGGGATTAACGTGGAGAGAAACAAATGATTGAAATAACTTTTGCCGATATGTTCCTACTGACATGGGCGATTCTCGCAACAGCATTCGCACTGCGCTTCTATGAGAAAGAACAAAGCCACGCCAAGTTTGTCGGGGCGTTAATTAAAAACAAAGAGATGCGGGGAAAGTTTTTTAAAGAGATGGATGAGCACGTCAAGGAGTTAGAAGCTTGAAGACAGACTTCAAAACGTGGAAGCGGGAGACGCTTGAACAGTTTGCCCGAGAGACGGCAGATGAACTCATAATCTTGCGGGAACTTAACACAGCACTACATAACGCTTGGAAAAAGGAAGTGGCACTCAATGCGCAAATCAAATCACGCGGCAATTCGGGCACTGCTACACCAGAACCCTGACGGACTTATGGTCAGCGAGATAGCTAAAGCATTGGGCGTGAAGAACGATTCAATAAAAGTTGCCTTGCGATCTATGGTTGATACATACATAGATCGTTGGGTCAGACTACGAGGTTCGCCAATCGCTGCTGTATGGTGTGCCGTTGAAGTTCCCACTAACTGTCCTAAACCAGATGACACCAGAAGCAAAAGTAAAAGCAAAAGCAAAGAAGCTGCTCACTGAACTGGGCTACTACTTCTTTATGCCCCCCGCCAACGGCTTTGGCCGAGCGGGGATACCAGACATCGTCGGGTGCAAACTCGGCGGTCGTCTCTTCGCGCTTGAATGTAAGGCGGGTAAGAACAAACCCACTGCGCTTCAAGAGCGTGAGCTACAACGCATCAACGATGCCGGGGGCATAGCCCTCGTGATTAATGAAGAGAATGTTAACAACCTCAAGGAGCTATTAAATGATTGAAGAACTGTCGCTAGAAGAATACGAATACATGATGTCGAAACTGGACAGCCATAAGGTGCAGCAATTGAAACACGTCATCACAAAGATACTGCAATGCTCACAGCCGGACAGCACGCGCATGGGTGTTGCTATTTTCAGCGACCCCGGCAGTGGGCGCTTGGACTTCTTCAGCGTCAACGCTAACGAAGAAGAGTCGTTCGAACTCATCGCAAACCTGATGGCTGCAAAGGTATCTTCTGAACTGCTACATAAATACGAGGGGCCGATGCAATGACCGCCCCATACGACACCATCCTGACCATCGACTTTGAGACACGCTGGTCAAGCAAGGACTACACGCTCTCAAAAATGACCACCGAGGAGTACATTCGTGACAAGAGGTTTAAAGCATTTGGGGCGTGTATCCATGAGCTTGGAAGCGATTCAGACATTAGATGGGTTGGAGGATCAGACCTACCTGAATTCTTTTTTGGAATCGACTGGAGACGAACCGCCGTGCTTGCGCATAACGCACAGTTCGATGTTTCCATACTCTCTTGGCGGTACAACGCCCGACCCGCTTTTATCTTCGACACGCTATCAATGGCGCGAGCTCTCCGAGGCGTTGAGGTTGGCAACAGTCTCGCCAGACTTGCGGCAGATTTTGATCTTCCCGAAAAAGGGAGAGCCGTACATTCAACAGATAGTCTGGTCGAATTGGATGGAGAGTTGGAGCTTGAACTTGCTGACTACTGCAAGCACGATGTATTTCTGTGCGAACAAATTTTCGAGCGTCTGGTTAGAGGATACCCAACATCCGAACTTCGACTTATTGACATGACGCTCAAGATGTATACGCAACCCACGTTGCAGCTTGACCAACTCATGCTAGTTAATGCCATCGCAGAGGAGAAAGAAAAACGTGAATCACTCTTACAAAAACTTGGCGTGGATGAGGCTGCGCTTGCATCGAATCCAAAATTTGCGGCGCTACTCGAATCCTTGGGAGCTGCACCGCCCTATAAAACCAGTAAGACAACCGGCAAACGAACACTTGCGCTCGCTAAAAACGACGCCCACTTCCAAGCGCTACTCAACGGGGAGCACGAAGAGGTTGCCCTTCTATGCGAAGCTCGCTTGGCGGTTAAGTCTACGACCGAAAGAACGCGTGCACAACGGTTTCTGGAGATCGCTAAGAGAGGCCGCTTACCAGTTCCACTCTCTTACTACGGAGCACTATCGGGCCGTTGGACGGCAAGCAAGGGCAGTGCCATTAACATGCAGAACCTCAAGCGGGGCAGCTTCCTACGCAAAGCAATTATGGCTCCCGAGGGCCACCACCTCGTCGTCGGAGATCTGTCGCAAATTGAGCCGCGAGTACTCGCATGGCTCTCGGATTACAGCGACATGCTTGACATCTTCCGCGCTGGGGGTGACCCTTATGCAGCGTTCGGCGCTCAAATGTTCAACATTCCGGGGCTTACCAAAGATACACATCCTGACCTACGCCAGTCTGCTAAGTCAGCGCTTCTCGGTTGCGGCTACGGCTTGGGCTGGTCGTCTTTTGCGTCGCAACTTCTTGTCGGCTTCTTGGGCGCACCGCCGCAAAGGTACACCAAAGAGTTCGCGAAGAAGCTTGGGGTGGATGCCGAGTACTTAGAGCGGTTCACAGACTGGGAAGACAACATCGTCAAGATGATGGAGATACCGCACACCTGCTCCGAGCAAGAGCTGCTCGTCCACTGCGTTGCGGCCAAGAAAATCATCGACATCTACCGCTCAACCGCGCATCCTGTGGCGTCCTTCTGGGAGATGTGTAATGGCCTGATCGTCTCAGCGCTGGCTGGTGGACGCGTGTACAAACATAAGTGTTTGACATTTCGCAAAGGTGAAATAGAATTACCCAATGGAATGAAGTTGTTGTATCCTAATCTGCGACAAGAGAAGGACGACCGAGGTAGGAGCCAGTGGGTATACGGGCCAGACGCTACCAAGTTGTACGCAGGTAAGATTACAAACAACGTGACGCAAGCGGTAGCCCGCATTGTGATGACAGACGGAATGCTGCGTGTGACCAAGAGATATCACATCGCAGGGACGGTGCACGACGAGCTGATCGCTGTTGTGCCGGACGCAGAGGTTGCAGAAGCTAAGACTTGGGTCTTAGCTCAAATGACTGTGGAGCCACGGTATATGCCGGGGATTCCATTAGACGCTGACGGTGGCGCGCACCGTAGGTATGGGTTAGCTAAAAACTAAGGAGAAGCATGGAAGTAATGACACCACTGCCCAAGCTCATTCGTATAGGGCAGCGCAGGTATTCAATCGAAATCGTTGAGGCGATGCTCGAGAAGTGTTGGCAAGGCTGTGTTGACTACACGGCTGGCCGCATCAGGGTTGCTCGCAAGAGCAATGTCTCGGGGCGTAGCTTTACCGATCACGAGATTCAGGATACCTTCTGGCATGAGACCACTCACGCCATACTGCACGACATGGGTAGCCCCCTGTATAAGAATGAGAAATTTGTATCGGCTTTCTCAAGTCGATTAGCTAAAGCTATTAAATCAGCGAGGTTCTAATGAAGCCAGTATCGTGGAGCCACTCGGCTCTCAAAGACTACGAAGGTTGTCCCAAACGCTATCAAGAAGTCAGAGTCTTAAAGAACTACCCGTTCCAAGAGACCGAAGCTACGCGGTACGGAACTGAACTACACAAAGCCGCCGAGGACTATGTGCGCGATGGGACAGAACTGCCCGGTCAGTTCGAGTTCATCAAGCCTACCCTTGACGCTCTCATTGCCAAGCCCGGACGCAAGCTAGTCGAGCACAAGATGGCGCTGACCAGTTGGTTGGAGCCTTGTGACTGGATGGACTCTCGCGTTTGGGTGCGTGGCATAGCCGACTTAATCATCGTGGACGATGAGAACCTGACAGCTTGGGTCGTTGACTACAAGACCGGCAACAACAAATACCCAGACCGCGAGCAACTCAAGCTCATGGCGATGATGGTGTTCAAGCACATGCCGCATATCCGCAAAGTCAAGGCCGCGTTACTCTTTGTTGTCAAGAACGATATGGTTAAGTACAGTATGTCTGTAGACGAGGCCGGGCCTGCGTGGTGGGAATACCGTGAGCGTGTCGGCCGCATCAACCAAGCGCTGGCCGCAGATGTGTGGAACCCCAAGCCCTCGCCCCTATGTCCGTGGTGTCCTGTCACCACATGTTCGAGTCACCCTAAACACTAAGGAAACATCATGAGCCTTCTCGCTAACGAAGAATTTAGTTACAACAACTCTAGCCTTTGCCACGTGTGCCACAAGCCCGTGGACTTAGCCGACACCGCCGTTCAACATGACGGGACGGTATCAATCAGAGACCGCGAAACCTACGGCCACATACTCATGCACACGCCCTGCGCGGCTATCTTAGGTATGCGGCTCTTGCATGATGTGATGCGAGACAGAAGTCCTGAGCGAGTGGTAAACATTTTGAGCGCACACGTCAAGGAGCAAGTTTATGGCAACTAAACGCGACTATAAGAAAGAGTATCAACAGGACTTAAAGACTGGCAAGTCTGGCCCTGACTCAGATCAGCATGAGCGCCAACGCGCTCGGCGCATGTACGACAAGAAGGGTATTGATCGAAGCGGTAAAGACATCGACCACATCAAACCCCTACGCAAAGGCGGCAAGTCCACGCCGAGCAACTTGAGACTGAGAACAAAGAGCGCCAACCAAGGCGACAATAAATAAGAGAAGCAAATGCAAATCGTTGAAAACAAAGCACTACTGTTTCGCACACGCAACCCACACAAGTACAACATCATCCCCAAGCACAAGGTCTTCGAA